TCTGCACGGCTCTCTCAAGGAACAAAAGGCCCAACTCGTGGCTTCACTCCAGCAACTGGCGGGTTGGTGACGCTCTTCATGCGGGATAGATAGCCGAGACGATACTTGCCCAACTCCATGTACTCCGCATAATCGCCAACCTCAACGCCCGGATGACCTTCGCGTGGTTTGGCTCCAGATACCGATAACTCAATACGCAGCCCGGTATAGCCTTCTTTGACAACTCTCGCGAAGATCGCGCTTTCGAGTGAGCCAGTCTCCAGCGGGGCCATTGCCCGCGCCAGACGCTCAACCAGACGCGCCAGCTTCTCCATGTCACGGATGAGATAACGCTTAAAGGCTTTCTGGCTGTTATTGAGCCTGTCGCCAGCACGCTTAAAATGATGCGCGTCGTACTTCAGACCCATATGTTTGCCCCTACTTCCAGATGCCCAGGGCGCCCACGCAGTCCCCAGCGACGATGCACGCTGGATACCTTCAGCTTTTGCCCCTCCAGAATGAGAACGTCATCAAGCTGTACTGCGGCCTCAAGTGGGATCACCAGAACAGCATCGAACAATTCCAGATTCGCTTTACCGCGACTGCCGGAGCTGTCAGCACGTACCGATGACTTCTCGTTACTTTGCTCAAACTTAACGACGCCGACGTTCGTCTTTCTGACGAACTGCAATTGCGCTTCACCGTAGACGTTCTTCGAACCCAGACGGTAAATCGCTATCTCTGCTTGCCATGAAATGTTCATGCACTCTCCCTGTGGTTGGCAGCCGCACTCATTACCAGGCGAAGGCGCGATTGCTCGTCTTGAGCCTTTCGACCAGAAGTAAATAATGCGACTGGCGTTACGCACGGCGAACAATCATGCGGTTATTGATGTAACTGACCAGCAGTCGCCAGGTACTGCGAGCCACCTGCACGTTTGCCGCTTTGCCGGTACGGTACATATTGGTCGTTCGCCAATGGACTCAGACAGAATGCCGTCCTCGCGGGCTGCCGCTACGTCATTACCGTTAGCGATTTCGCAGCTTCATTAACCACGGCCAGCATTATGCCTGTTTGAAGTAGTCCGGGAACTCGTCGAATTCTCCGGCGTCATCTGCTCCAATCGATCAGATCGTGACGATATGCCCCGTCAGCGCCCCACGGAATGTCATAGACGTTCAGCATGTTTTGCGGGCGATCGTACCGGTCGAAGTCGATACGCAGGACTTTGCGGATTGAGAACGGCAGCGTTTTGACGCGTCTGGTGGCCTCAATGAGACGTTTGCGCATCAGCCCTTCGCCATCAGCTAACAGGGTGTCGCCGTTCAGCATATCGATAGCTTGCATCTGGGCGTCTGCGACCGTTGCGAATGACTGGCCTGGAATTGACAGCTCGAAGCTATTCAGCAAAACGTACATCTTGCGCTCTTCATGCGTCAGCCCGGATGCCACCGCTTTGACAATGACGTGTCGCAGATCGCGCTCTTTATCTGAAAGCAGGTTGTGTTCGGCCGACACGACAACCGGAATGGACATCTGCCCCTCAGTAATATCGAGAGGTTCGTTATCGACGATGATCGCGCCAGCGCCATCTCTGACGGTATACGTGGCCGACTCAATATCCAGAACGTTAAATGCAAACGACAGGGAAACAGCTTCCCCGCTACGGTACGTGTCGATCTGCGCCATTACTCACCGCCCTGTGCTTTCAGGATGCCTTCGATCATTTCAACGATGCCTTTGGCTTTCACGCCAATCTGGTTGCCGATCTGACGCAGACCCGCAATACCTTCACAGTCCGCAATCGACTCCAGTTCTTCACGAGTAAAGCGCTGTACCGGTTTGGCTTCCACTTCAGCTGTACCACGTTTCATTGGCACAATATCCGGGGCCGCCGTCTCGACAATGTCGTCCGCAGTCAAATCATTGCGGCTGCTGTACGCGGCAGAAGGAGATACATTTTTGCCTTCAACGGTAGTGGCACGCATGGAGGCACAAATCCGCTGCTGATCGATGAATCGCAGTTCGGCAACCGAGATGCCGTCGACAAACTGGATACCGCAGAGAATGCCCGTGTACCCCAAAAATTGAGGCTCCAATAAACGAATTTTTGCTGGTTTCATTCTTCTTCTCACTTAATGGGCGGCTATGCCGCCCATGTATTGGTTACGCAGCCGGTGCTGCAGTCACTTCCACAGTCGCAGTAGCTTTGTGGCTGCCATCCTGCGAAACCACTTCAATAGTTGCCGTACCAACGGCTACGCCAGCTACGTTACCGTTCTGGTCAACAGTCGCTTTGTCGCTATTTTTGGAAGTCCAGGTGACTTTTTTATTGGTTGCATTTGACGGTTGTACATCAACACGCAACTTGACCGATTTCCCCTTCTCAACGGAGGTAGAGTCAGGCGTTACGGTTACGGACTCCACGCTGACAGGCTTAACGATCACTTCGACTGAGGCAGAAAGCTGAGTCTGCTTATCGGTGGCGGTGATCTTCACTTTGCCCGGAGTCACGCCAGTAACCAGACCCGTACCGCTGACTGTGGCGACCCGGTCATTGTCTGACGTCCAGGTGAATGAATCTGCACTTTTGCTCATGGTGATACCTGCACTAAGTTGAACGGTTTTGCCCACCAATACGGACGGCGCAGTCGGTGTAATGGTGACAGACTGAGTGAACGGAATTGCCCGGAAGCAAGCCGCAAGATGATTCTGCTGGCGCTCGCTCAGAGGCTCGTTGGAGATGGAATTGGTGAAATCCCGTCCGGCACCATATCACCCGGTGGAATCCGAGAACGCCTCTTTCCTGGATCTTCACTCTTCGGTTTCGCGATTTTTTTACTCCCCCATAAAAGGGGGGGGGTTACCCCACACCTCTATATAAATGGTAGATAATTACTTACCTACGATACTGATCAAATTTTTACGTTGGTCAGCGCGGCGATAGCCTTATCGTGCTTGTTCGCCAGAGAGCAGTACCACTTAACGCGGGTACGGGTTGCGTCTTTGTTCTGAACAGTACCGATGTTCTCAACAACGATACCGGCGTTTTCGCCGCCATACAGACCGGTCACACCGTTCTCTTCGGACAGGTGCAGGCAGTAGATGCTTGCTTTGCCAGCATCAGTCGGGATGAAGTCGTTCACGATGAACGGTACACCGTTGTGGCACAGCATCGGGCGGCCGAAGTTTTCCATCATGATTTCTGACGGGCCGAGGCTAACGGTACGCAGCAGAGCGCGATAAGCACGCAGGTGCTCGGAACGCATCATGATGCAGTCTGCGCCCAGATCTTTCACCGCGTCGACCAGCTCGTCGAACATGGAGAAGGTCATGGAAGCGCCTTCGATGTCGATCTTCTGATCGTCGTGCATCAGCTTCGGAATACCGTCGAAAGCTTTGGTGTTGGTGGTGGAGTCGCCCAGAATCAGGTTGCGGCGGAATGCGCGGGCCAGACCTTTCACCTTCTGACGAACCTGGATTGCCAGCTGGTTGTTGGTGTCGGACATAGTGGTCGCCAGGAATTTGTCGACGTCTACGTCGCCTGCCAGGATACGCAGCTTCGCAACGTGTTCGGTGAAGGTTGCAGCGCCTTCGGTGATGGTGTCGTTCACATCAATGAAGGTTGCTTCGCTCAGGGTAGCTTCGCGGTTGTAGAGGTATGCCTTAGAGTTAATCTTCATGAAAGGCAGAACAGCGAACAGGTCATCGCGATCGATGATGGTCTCGATCACACCCTGCTCAAGTTCGTTGTTAGATAGCTTTTCAGCTTCATCACGCAGTAATGGCATCTTTCATTTCCCTATGATTTAAGATGTTACTTGAGTCCGATTTTCCCCAGACCGGAGGTCAACTTATCCATAGTCGACTTGCTCTTCGGCTGGTTTACTTTGTGGGTCGGTTTGCTATTGGAACCAGCACCCTGCTTGGCTTCGCTGCGCAACAGTGCGTCAGCTTCCGGATCTGCACGCAGAATGCGTTCAATCGCGGATTCGAACGGTAACGGTTTGCCTTCACCGTCAACCAGAACTGCACGCTCTTTCTGACCGGCTGGCTTATCAAAGCCCACAACACTACCGTCTTCACCCACTTCGAAATGAGAGCCGTAGATAACGCGAGCCTTAGCCGGAGTCATCAGAACTTTGTCACGCAGGAAGGCAGAGCCGCTGAAGGAAGCGCCAACAGTCATTTCGACCAGTTGAGCCTGGTGCGCTTCGATCATCTGCTTTTTCACAGCATCGAACTCACCACGGCGTTCCAGTTCAGCCTGCTCCGCCTCCCGGCGTGCGGTTTCTGCGGCTTGTTCAGCTTCGAGAAGCTGGCGAGCACGCGCCGGGTCAATATCACCGTACTGAGCCAGCTGATCGGCCAATGTGCGCTCTTTCTCCTTGCGCTTCATGTTCTCTTTCAGCAGGTCAGCACCAGCTTTCTTGGACTTACGCAGTTCTGCCAGCAACTCTTCCTGAGTCATACCGGCATACTCGTCGTCGTCACCCTTCGGTTGCTCTTTTTGCTCGCCCTGTTTACCTGGGTCTTGATTGCCCTGCTCGTTGTCTCCAGCAGGAGCACCGCCACCAGCGCCTCCGCGCTCATGCGCTTCAGCTGCATCCATCAGGCCACGACGGGCCATAAGCATTTGCCACAGATTCATAGAAATTCCTTTTCGTTACTTATCACTCGGTCTCTTGAGTAGATGAGTCCCCATTCCCTCGGGGTTGATCTTGCCCGCTTTCTTGGGATATATCTCGATCATAAGTAAGTACTGACTTATTTTCAAGGGTGTTAAGATCATTTTTTGGAGGAAATTTCAAGAGATCTTTTTGAAATTCCTTTTGCATCGCCTCAGAAATGTTCGGGAAGACCTTCTCGATGAGCATTTCCATCTGATGACGACGAACAGAATCAGGCGCCTGGAGCAGCGACAGTTTCTCAGCAACGGCAAACTCGTCAGTCAGACCGCGAATGTCAAAACTTTCCGGGTACGCGATCAGAGAGTGGTCTTCATCCAGTTCGACACCCATCCATTTCGCTGCCAGTTGCATCATCTGGCGCTCTGCCCTTTCGAGGCGTTCTGCTTTTGTCACCAGCAGACTGTTAACGCGCTGGAAGTCGTACATCTTCGCTGCGCCCGAAGAGTTATCGATGCCCTGTGCGTTATCCTGCTTGGTTCGCTCACCTGCCACACCAACGGAGTGGTAGATCTCGTTAATCACCGTCTTAATCGTGGTGATGATCATCTGGGCCTGTTTCGGGTCTGGAGACAGATAGAATGGCTGATTACCGCTCTCAGAGTCGAAGGTGAAGACGCGTTTTGTCCCCATTTCGAGCACTTTGGTGTGGTTTTCATCGCCCGGCAGCAATGACTGAACCGGGATCGCCAACTGGCTGAATGTCTGATCCTGAATAATCGCATCAAGGTTCGACAGGTAGTTGGCCACGGCGCGGTCAAGATAGGCGATATCATCAATCAACGACGGGCTGAAATACGGAGACTCGCTTTCACCAATGCAATCCACCGGGAACACCGGCACCACGCCCAGATTATGCTCGCCGCTATCCTCCAGAACGACTTTGGCCTGACGACGACCGCTATTTCCGGAACCTTTCTTCACTTCTTCACGGAACAGATACCACTCGTTTTGCGTCCACAGACGGTAACGCTGGTATTCCTGCCCGGTTGACGTGAACGGATCTTCGTCGTCGCGCGCGATTTCAACAATCAGCGCCCACAACATATTGCCGTCTTCGTCCCAGGCAACATCAAGCAGCTGCTGCGGCGAAATCCAGTAAGCGTAGGCGCGCGCATCATTTTTCTTCTCGTCTGCAACAGACTCAACATCGACGTTCATGGTGCTGTCCACAACAACCCAGATGCGACCATAGATGGATGATTGCAGATCGATAGCCGCCATAAACGCATCGATGGAGGCGTTCTGGCGCGTGGCTCGCTTCCAGAAATTGCGGATCTGCTCCGGTGCTTCATCCGTGTTGCGATGAATGACCTCTTTGAAGAGGTATTTGTTGATGAGGTTTACCACTTCACGAGTGTGGTTGAAGCGATAGGCACGTTCCAGACGCTCTTTGAACTCCTGATCGCCCTCTTTGAAGTAACGAAAGATATTGTCGTTGAACCAGGCACGCCCGCCAGCGTAGGTGCTGGCGAGGAAATCCCAATGTTCTTTTTTCTTCTCATATTCCGGGTGGCGTCGTGCCACAAGGTCCTTGATTTGCTTATCAGTCAATTCCATTTGTTTCTTTTCCATATTTAGGTAGGCACTTACTTATCTAGATCCACCAAGAATAACACGATTTTTCACCGGATACCTACGATGAACCGGATAACCCAACGCATCCGCACTGTGTTCGATGCCGCCAGTCTTATCCATATCGCGTGAGCCTGGCTTGTAGATCACCTTCTCCAGCGAGTCGATGAGATGTTTGCACTTCGGATCGATGTACAACCGGGTTTCGCCCGAGGCACTCATCAACATCCGGTTCACGGCGTTCACACGGTCTGCGATAGGCGGGTGCTTCTTCGGATAATCGACTCGGAGGAAACCTTTTTCCTTGAATATATCGACGTCAGATTCGCCGCGTGCGTGCTGGCGATACGCACCAGCCGGGTCAGGGAAGATAGTGACCTGAGACTTCCAGCGCCAGAAACGGCGCTCCAGCTCATCACACACTTCAGCCGTGTTGGAAGAGAACAGCACAACCTCGTCCACGGCCCACAACTCACCATTTGGCTGCGGCTGCAGGATGACCGATGACATAGGGTCGATGTTGAAGTCCTGACCAACCCAGATCGGCAGTTTCGGATTGAACTGGAGTGGCTTCACATGCACATTGCGGTCGAACGGGTAGTAAACGCGTCCGGACATGTTTTCGAAGCTGGCCAGGTATTCCTGTGCGAACGATTTAGGGTCCATATCGTTCTTCGCCGCTTCGATTTCCGCGCTCGGTACGAACGGAGAATCGGCCGTAACGAACTGCCAGCTCTTCCACTGCCCTTTGCGTTGCAAATCTTTGTTCTGACCGATAGTCCACAGCTTGTGGAACTCGGAGAAGCCTTTTGGCGTACCGATGATCAGCGCACCGCCACGGGTTGAGGACAGTGTCGGACGAAGTACCTTGTACCAGGTATCCGGCTTCATATCCTGAAATTCATCGAGCACCACAAAGTGCAGTGCCACACCACGAAGCGTATCGGGCTTATCCGCACCTTTCAGCGCGATTTCAGAGCCGTTCTTCAGCACGATGGTCATCGTGGTGTCGTTTTTCTTACGAACCCATTTACGCGGCAGAACTTCCTGCAGGTCATCCCACAAGATCTGGCGAGCCATCTGGTACGTCGGTGCGACGTACCAGACACGTTGCTTCTTCTCTTTGGCTGCCGCGCGAATGATGGTGGAAATCGACAACCGGGATTTACCCCAGCGTCGACCCGCACACACTACTTTGAAACGATGTGGCGACTGGAAGACTTGCATCTGCCCAGAATGCAGCTGTACGAGACTCAGAGACGACGGGATGGCCATAGTTAGACGCTCCCATCACTTTCATCACCAGACGCGTCAGAATCGCCCTCAGCTTCGCTCAGTGCTTCCTCTTCGAGTGACTCAAGCAGATCGTCATCAATCAGATCCGGCTCATCATCTTCCTTACGCAGCTGCGCCACCTGGGAAGGCGTAAGTTCGCCAAATACCAGATTCGGGATTTCGTCGTCCTCGTTTTCGGCGCGATCCATACCGAGCGCTTTCGACGATACTTCGAAGCACTTAGCGAGTGTGCCGCTGGCACGCTGGAGACTCTTCAGGTCATCTTCGATGGTTGCGAGTGGCTTGCCGTCCTTCTTGGCTGTGGCCACCTCATGCATCACCATCCGACCGAGTGCGAACGCCCAATCGTCGTAACGAGTCCGGCGCTCTTCGATTTTCTCTGCACGCGCCTTCGCACGCAGCTCTGCGTCGGATTTGAGCGACTCGCGCACCATCTTCCCCACGGAGTCCGCGCCTTTCTCTAATCCACGCTTTTTGAAATGTCTGGAGAGCGTTTCACGACGAATGCCGTACTCTTCCTCCAGCTTGGAGAGTGTGTATTCACCGGAAGTCCACTTCGCTTCGGCTTCTGCCCACTCAGCTGGCGTCAGGCGAGTTTTGCTCTCGTCTTTTTCTACAGTCATAGATCCCTCTAAAACACTCAGAGCGCATCCTTGCGCTCCTAAACAACTTGTTTAATTCTATGCCTAACCAATTTGTTTTCTGGGTGTTTAAAACCGGGCTGGGGAGTATTCAGAACCTGCTTCCGTATATATTTAATAAGTCACTTAGTATTTATATATACGGAAGCAGGCTCTCAAACTGGCTCCCAGACCGACTTACATCACCAGTAATTTGGCTCTGGCACGACCTAACGTGGTCAGCCCCAGCGTGCGACGGTGGTAGCCAGAATCACCGCGCTGGCGGCACATTCCTTTCTCCACCAGCCCCTTTTTCACCAGTGCGCGGATAGAGAACTGCATACTCTGTTTGGTCGTTTTGTACGGCAGCACTTCAAGCAGCTCGTCCAGATCGAGCAGATGCCCACGCTCATGGCCTAAATTGATGGTTTTGATGATGTCTTTTTGTTTGTCGGTCAACGTCATGGCAAATCCTTATGCCGGTAATGCAATTTCAAGAGGTTTGTTCAAAGGCTGTTTGTCGAATGCCAGCAGTGGCAGCGTGTCAGGCAACTGACGGCCAAAGTCCGGGTTTCGGTACACGCCATACAGCGGAGACGTGAAGCTCAGGTTGTGAATATCCTTGAGCAGCTTCACAATGCTGGCCTCGTCCACCAGGCTGTCGGCAATGTCCTGAATCGTCGTGCCACGATTACGCCCGGCTTTGGCCAGGGAACTGTTCTTGTGGTAGTCAGCGACCAGATCACGCAGCGCACGACGACGGCGAGACTCACTCATGGCGAACAGCTCTTTGACGATCGCTTCGTTGTCGCCAGGGTCGGAACGGAAATGACGCTGGAAGACGCGCAACGCACTCTCATAGCTCTTCGGACGCTCCGGACGGATGAACTGGAACCCTGCTTTCATGGCAAACGGGTTGTATTTGCTCATCGACGACTGGATCTCGATGATTGGCCGGTCGTGCATCCTGCTAACCAGGTTAATCATTCGATAGGAGACGCCGACGCCGCGGTACTGAGTGTCCACAACGGAACGGCTAATCACCGCAAAGTTGTTGTTCACGTACCGCCCCCAATACTGGTTGGCCACGGTGGTATTGGTGGTTGGCTTCAGCTTAGGAAACATGCGATGGCGAGGCGCCAGCAGCAGTTTCGGGTAAGCCATAACCACGACGCCCACCAGCCGGTCGTCCAGTTCGCAGCGATAATACGTTGGCGCGAACGGCTTACCATCCGTCTTATAGTGCAGCGACTTCAGCGCGTGCCAGTCTTCAACCGTGCCTTTGGTAACGGTCATACGCTCCAGAAAGTCCAGATGACGCGGGAACTCTTCCGGGCGGTAGCGTTTGATGATGATGTCTGTCATGTCGATCACCTGCGCTCGATATTGGCATTGATGAAGTCCAGGCGAAGCGATTCCATCGCCCCAACCATGACGTATGGACGCCCACCGTTATGCCAGCAATCCAGAACACTGCCGTCGTTGTTGATCATCAGCAACGCCAGACTCTGGCTTTTACCTTCTCTGGCGTGCTGGAGTGCTTCTTCCAGCAGGCGGATGACTTCAACGTTGTTGTTGTCAGCCTCTTTCGATGGCTTCAGCTCAACGATCTTCAAATCAGGCATATTCCACCTTCACGCGTTCTTTGTAGTGCTTGGTGATCTGCATATCCGGGCGCAGCGCGTTCTTCAGGTCTTCGTGGGTCGTCGCCACCATTACCGTCGCACCAACCTTGCGGGCGGCACGCTGGAGGTTCGACGCCACAACCTGAGCTGTTACACGGTCGAGAACAGCACCAAATTCGTCGGCGGCCCAGACTTTGGCGCCGGACTCAATCAGCTTGGCGATCTTGAGGCGGTATTTCTGGCCGTCGGACATTTCGGATGGTTTGCGCACAAAGAGATAAGCGTCATTCAATCCGGCCATAGACAGCAGCCCCAGCGCATCGCTGGTGGTTTTGCCCAACTGGTCGATGACGTTAACCTCATTGTTGAAGGTAAAGTCATCGATGGAGGCTACAGAAAGCCCTTCATCCTTCATCTGGCGTTGCAGCTCGCGCAGCACAACGGATTTGCCGGAACCGGACTGACCGGTGATGTACACCACATCGCCCTGCTTCACTTCCAGCTCCAGATTGTCGTAAAGCGTCCACTCTTTTTCGTCCAGGCCAAGACCGAACGATTCGGCAATCTCCAGCGTGCGCATGGTTTTATTCACGCGGGTCTGAAACGATACGTTGATGGTGTATTTGCTCATGCAGCCAGCTCCCCAGAAGAAACTTTCTCCGCATACGCCACGAAAGCGTCTACCCCGCACTCTCCCGTGATTTCCTCCATGTGGGCAAGCAAATCCCCAACCACAATGGCAGAGCCAGCAGGGAGCGTTTTAAAGCCCAATACGTCGATGACGCGGACTTCTTCAGCGGCCACTTCGCGACTGATCTCGGTGTGCTCTTCTTTCTGGCGTTCCGTCTCTTCGCCCAGATCGAGCACCAGAGCGCCGGTTTCCATCTCTTCGGTCATGCTGCCGACAAGCACGTTCAGCTCGCGCTCTTCAAAACCGAAGACCTCAACGTCGCCCAGCACCAGGGATTCAAGTTCCTGCTGCAATTTGATGGCGTCGTAGTCAATACTGGCCAGGCGGTTGTCTTCCAGGCGTTTTGCCTTCACTTCTTCTTCGCTCAGGTCGTCGCGAACGATGACCGGCACACGCTCCAGACCAGCCAGAAGTGCCGCCTCGCGACGACCGTGGCCAGTAATGATGACGTCGTGCTTGTCGACCGTGATCGGCTGGTCAAAACCGCGCTTTTTGATGGCGGCAGCCAGGTCGCGGATCTGCTGTTCGTCATGTTTTTTGGCGTTCATCTCATACGGGATGAGTTCTGCCGGGTTTCGATAGACGATTTCAAAGTTTTTGGTCATTACATACGCTCCTTGTAGTAGTCGACCAGCCACACCAGGGCTTCCCCGGCGTTCTCCATTTCGTTACCGGTATTGATTCCCTGCTCTTTGATGATGGTTTTGATGGTGTCGGCGACGCGATCTGATGCATCAAATGTCACCTTGAAGCGCATCGTCTGGTGTTCAGCACCGACTCGCTCGGTTTTCTCGCGTTTGTCCTCTTCGATCGGCTCGTCATCTCCACGGGAGAGCGCTTCCAGCGCTTCAAGATCGATAACGGACGCTTTGGCGAGTGTTGCCGCCATTTCGTCGTCATACGGGGCGATATCGGACAACCGGTAGTCGATTTCAGACTGGATTTCTTCGATTAAGCGCTGCAAAGCAACCTGATCGTCTTCGCCGTAGCGCTCGTTATCGACGAGGGACATCTGTTTGGCCACCAGGTCGTTAATTTTGCCCACGGAGATGACGGGAACCGTTGAAATGCCCTGCTCCATCGCGGCACGCCAGCGGTGTTCGCCACCGAGGATCTCAAAAATGCCCCCGTCCAGCTCCCGCGCCAGAATTGGCTTAAAAAAGCCCAATTTTTCGATAGAGCCTTTCAGTTTTTCGAAGTTTTGCGCCCCAACGGAGTTGGTATTCCAGGGATTCGGACGCAGGTTCGCGACTTCCACCTGCAGAATCGTAATTTTCACATCCATAATTCTGATACAATCCATTATATAAGTACTTACTTACTATAATAGCCAATTACCATACAAAAGGCACGAAGGAAAGAGGTTTATGACAGTTCGGATTGTATCGAATGCAGTCAATGCGCTGATTTCTGGCGCTGATGACAACGTGAAGCGGCTCGTTCAGGAGATGTTGAGCTATGAAGTGGAGGCTGGTGACTGGAAAGGGACCAGCACGATGTTCAACTGGAGCAAAAACGCGTTCCCGGCTGGGTTTGCGAAGCCAGTAGCGGCCAACCTTCTGAAAGCTGGCATCAAATGCGTGCATGTGCGCAAGGAAAAAGCCCCCGCGCTGGGCAAGCCGAACCCGGTAGTTAACCCATTCCCGTATAACCCGGACTATGCGTATCAGGATCAGACTGTGGAAACACTGGTGCGCGAAGGGATGATGATTGCCCAGATTGCGACGGGTGGCGGTAAATCGAACGTAGCGTGTAAGGCAGCTGCTCGCATTGGTCGTATGACGCTGTTTTTAACCACGCGCTCGGTTCTGATGTTCCAGATGGCAGAGAACTTCCAGAAATCAATCGACTACCGCGCGGAGAATGGCGAGCCGTGGCTGAAAGGTCAGAAAGTTGGGGTGATTGGATCTGGTGAGTTCCAGGTCTCGCGCCATATCAACGTTGCCACGGTGCAGACCCTGGCCAGTTTTCTCGAAGAGCCGCCGCGCGATGCCTCACCAGAGAAAAAACGGTACCACCTGAAGCGCCGGGAACTGGTTAAGCGCTTCCTGTCCAGCGTTTCTCTGCTGATTCTGGAAGAGGCACACGAATCATCTGGTTCAAACTTCTACGATATCGCCCGGTTGTGCATTAATGCCGACTACCGTCTGGCGCTGACTGCTACGCCGTTCATGAAGGACTCAACCGAAGCAAATATGCGTCTCATGGCCGTTGCAGGTCGCATTGAGATAAAGGTGACGGAAAAATATTTGATCGACCGAGGTATTTTAGCAAAACCCTACTTTCTATATCATAAAATCGCGTACACTCCAGACGAGGTGCGAATCAGGGCCGAACTTGCTTCGAAACACCTTAACTTTCGGGTTGGGATGAGTACGGCTTACCAGAAAGCCTATCAGTTAGGCATCGTTTACAATCTGGGCCGCAACGAGGCCATTGTGCGCGAAGCGTTAATGTACAAAAGTCACGGTCTAAACTGTATGACGCTGGTTCGTTTGAAGCGTCATGGTCAGATTCTGATGGAAATGATGAAGGAAAGCGGCCTGAAGGTCGATTTCATCTACGGAGAATCAAACCAGACTACCCGACAAGCAAAGCTCAGCAGTCTGGCGGCAGGCAGGATAGATGTTTTGATTGGTTCAACCATTCTGGATGTTGGCGTCGACGTTCCAAGCGTAGGTGCGGTGATTCTGGGTGGCGGTGGCAAAGCCGAAGTTGAGATGCGCCAACGAGTTGGTCGCGGTCTTCGAGCCAAAAAGAATCAGGCTAACGTGTGCTTTATTACCGACTTCATCGACGTGAGCAATAAATACCTCATGTCGCATTCATATGAGCGGAAGCACATTATCGACACGACGCCAGGGTTTGCCGAAGGAGTCTTGCCGGTGGGTAGCACATTCGATTTTACTGTTTTGAATAGAGAGTAAGCATGAGCGAGAAACGCGCTATACACTGCCAGGTTCAGTTAACCGAAAAAGCTAACGACAAGCTGGAAACCTTTCAGAATCGACTGCGTGAGCGCAACATAAAGCTGTCAAAAGCAGACGTCATCAATCTGGTACTGTCCAACATGACGATGGCCGATTTTGATAAGGCGGCTACGTCATTAGAGGCTTCTGCAAAGGCTCGTGAAAAGGTCATGAAGATTTACGAATCCTCTGGCATGACCAAAGAAGATCTGGCCGATATTCTCAAACGTCTCGATTAAGCATTAAGGGCGTCGCAAGACGCCTTGTTCGTTGAAGTGATAAGGATTTAGTTCAAGCCATGAAACACGTTCTACTTCCACTGATTACCATCCCCGTTTTACTCCTGAGTGCATGTTCATCCCGCCCAGTGTCTGTAGCCAATGCAAAACCGGCTCCGCAGGCAAGAGTTTTCAAATACCAGACGTCTGCCCCAACCACGCTGGTGGTTATGAGGGACAAAGGTATGATAGGTGCGGGCTGCGACGCATCCATCTTCATTAATGGAGAGACAGTTGCGAAACTGGAGACCGGCGAAAAAGCGACGTTCCATCTTGATGCCGGGCAGTGGATTGTTGGCGCCTCACTTGAGGGCGCCGGGCTGTGCGCACTGAACCCTGCTCGTCAGGAACGCGAGACCATCACCAAAGCTGGCGAGACGAAAGTCTTCCGGGTATTCACCAGCAACGCAGGTGACATCGATATCCTACCAACGACACTGTGACGATATGACGAATAAAACTGACATCACCTACGGGATTCCTGCAGAAGTCTGGCCGCGCGATTACTCCAACGTGGAGAAAGCGCTGATGTTCTGGCGTAAGTCTCTCATTCCTGTAAGGGTCACGATGGAAGATGGTCAGGTGTTCTGCATGTACGTTCAGGGTCTCATGTCGTCGCGCAACAAAGTCGACCTTTGCCCTGCCCCGTTCGACAAAGAAAATCGTATAAGGCTCCCACTTGAGCGAATCAGCACGATTGAATCAGGTGTGACAGAAGGCATTGCGCACGATTTCACGGGTCGGACAACGGTACACCCAGACTATGTGGACAATCGGCCATCTCGCCGTGATTTCTTTAAAATTTGTCGCCAGGCTCATGAGATGCAGAAGTCTATAAGGGTCTACATGGCGGATGGCCGTGAAATTGAGGGGGGGTCTTCAGGCGTAGACGCTTGCCAGGCCACGCTCAACATGGGGGACGGTCGGAAGACAGTCGTCATGTTCGATTGGGTCGAACGGATTTTACCGTTTTAAATCTATAAGGGTAATAACCGGCTAAGTCCGGTTATTATTTTATGTGTCACTTCCCGTTATATTTACCTCCCCTAATCCCGGTTCCGTTTTAAATATATAAGGGTGATTGACCGAATAGGGAATTTATTTAGGCAACACCTTCGAGAAAACGCGTTTTATTTCTAAGACTTTGATTTTTATTGAAGAAAATTTTTTTATTCCCGCGCAAAAAACTCTTGATTTTAATTTTTGTATATCGATAATTAGTCACATCGAAAGCGAACACGCTAACGATAAATAAATAACAAATTAAGTTATCAATATTACATAAGGATTAATATCATGTCTAACGTTGCTATCTCTAAAAAATCTATCATCGACGCTGCTGTAGTTATCGCTAATGAATTGCAAGTTGCAGCCAACAATGCGACTCAGACTTATAACAATCATTATCAGAATGGTACGCACACCAAAGCAGATAAAGCTAACATGCTTGCAGCGACTACCAAACTTGCATACTTTACCAACAACGTTTTAAACGCTGTTAATGATGAGAAATTAGCTGGTGTCTTTTACTACGCGATTAAAGCAAGCAAACAAGCACCTGAAGCGTTTTTCCGTGAAGCTATGACCAATAGCTATTCACTCGAAAAACTGGTTTATCTGGTTAAATCTATCAAGTCTGGTAAATGCGTTTATTCCGTCGCTGATATGTCCGGATCTCGCGTATTCGCATTAATCGAAATGATTAATGATGAATTGGAAACATTCACTAATGGCGCTGTTTTCGATTTGATGAATGAAGCGAAAAAAGCCAACGAAATTAAATTGGACGCTGGCTACACTCAAGCCAACCAACTAATCAATCTTTGTGAACGTCTCGGACTGGTCGAGAAGATCAAAGGAATGGGCGCTGCTAAAAACGGATCGCAGCAATATCGCTTTATCAAAAATGATTTTTATAACTATCTGGCTGACGCTTTCAAAGCGTAATTAATTGAATATAGCGCCCACTATGGGCGCTTATTCAAAAGATCTTAAGTCTGTATTCAATTTTATTTTTTAAGGAGCGTTTTTATGGTTATTTTTATCGCTGGCGTTAACATCCATAATCATACTCTTGTTTATGATATCGCTGGTTTAGCTGGATACGCTCTCAGCTCTGAAGTAGTCGACGAAACCACGTTTAAAATAGATCTGAATAGCGCGGAGCATAGGAAGCGCGCAGGAATCAAAGAATCCGATGTTCTTTTAATGATTCAAGAATTTTTAAACGCTGGCTTTAAAATTCACTTAGAAAAATAAAAACAATAGCGCCCACTATGGGCGCTTTTTTCGTTTCAAGATCCGCACACCATAACGCGCCATTGTTGGCGCGTTTTTTATTGTCTGAAGTCAGCCAAAACAGACCAAAAATAAGCGCCATAAACGCGCCAATTTAACGCGTTTTTATGTGTGGTGGTACATACTCATTACCCACAATAAAAAACACGTTATAGCGCGTTTTAGCGCGTGGCTTATTTTGTCGTGTCGTGGGCGTGATCGTCTGGCGATATCTGGCGACGTGATCCGCGCTATCCTTCGGGACGTGTCGGCAATATTGGCATGATCCGTGGGCGCTCGCGTATCATTGGCACGTTGACGCGACGTGTACGCGCTTGCAGTGGCTTTCCCACGGATTCACATAATCACATGGCGAAAGCTATCTGGGTGGCTCAGGAGCTGAAACTCCACCGGCAACTACCCCAGCGCCGCTACGCAATTTCTGGAGCGATTTTTGGCTTCTCCCGCTCTGTTTTCTACATAAAGGCAAACCCCGCCGTTTCCCGAAAATTCCCTGGCCGTTTCCCTTCGGTTCCCCGGACAGCTCTCTGGCCGTTTCTGAAGTTTCCCTGCGGCAACTGGTGGACGAAAAGAAAGGGGCGTTTCCAGCCCCTCCCCTCTTACTTGCCAGCCAGGATGTGAATGCGGTTCTTTCCGTACACCTCTTTCACGTAGTCCCCGCACGAGATACTCCACGAGTCGATTCCTGCTTCATAGATGACGTTTTTGCACTTGATGGCGTTGTTGGCGATGCGCATCCCCTCCCCCACTGCTTCCTGTTCGGTAAAGTCGAATCCGGATTCTGTTTTAACCCATAGCGCGATCTGCGTGGCGAACTCGATGAGTTTTGACCGGCAGAAGCGACCGCTGCGTACCGGGAAGATGAATACACCAAATCCCGAGGTGGAGACATACGCTTTTTCAAATACGCGCTTATGGCGACGGTTGCAGATAATGTCATTGGTGATCTGCTGTTTCTCTTTACCGGACAGCTCGATGGTTACATTGTCACGCCAGGCGCCCAGCACGCTTTTATCGTTATCAGAGAACGTCACAGAAATATGGCCATGCGAAGGGGTGTTAACAGTAGCGATAAAATTCATGGTGATAATCCTTTAAACAATTTGTTTTCTTGTTGGTTTAATTATCGCTACGCGCATAAGGCGTCCAAGCGTTCTGTTCCGGCAGATGGTGGCCTGCAGGGAGTCGGAGGGTTGTTCGGTAGCCTGGCGGTAAGAGGTGGGTGTTTTTAGCCTGCGGGAAACAGGATGGCCATTTAAGGCCACCAGCATGGGTGGCCTCGTTCTCTTAGTGGAGCAAACCGACGTCGATGGTATCGCCTGAGCCATCCACGCGGATCATCAGCATGGCGAAGGCATTTAATGGGTAGCCTGCGTGCCAGCCCGGGAATCGGTCATCGCGCATGAAGTCGGCAATGTCATAAACGCTGCCCTCAAAGTGGAAGAAGCGGGCATCACACTGTTCGTCCTGTTCAATATGATCCATTTCTCGCTTCTCTTCCGATGACAGGTCGAGCCAGGATTCCAGCCATACGTTTTCAGCTTTAGGGGAGATAGTGAAATCGGTCATGTGCATATCCTCCATGCGTAAACATCTTGTTTTCTTGTTGGTGTAATTATCGCAATGTGGATAAGGCAAAAAACATTTTGTTATCGGGTATAATAAATATCCTCCGGCATAGCCGGAGGTTTTTCATATGCGCCTATAAGGCTCTGTTACCAGCCGCGCCCTAACAGGCGCATCGCGATCTGACATTTGCATCTATGGATTACTTACGGCCCGTAAACGGGCTACCGGGATACGGGATCGAGAGTTGCTCACCCATTTTATCCTCTTCCAATTGGTGCTTTATGTATTCTTGTATCCTGGCCGTGTTTTTCCCTACCGTATCAACGTAATACCCTCGACACCAAAACTCCCTGTTACGGTATTTGAACTTCAAATCGCCAAACTGCTCATAAAGCATCAGACTGCTCTTTCCCTTCAGGTACCCCATAAATCCCGAGACACTCATCTTGGGCGGGATCTCCAGAAGCATATGGATGTGATCCACACAGTATTCTGCTTCCAGGATATTCACGTTTTTCCATTCGCACAGTTTTCTTAAAATACTGCCAATCGCTCTGCGTTTTTCCCTGTAGAACACCTGCCTTCGGTACTTCGGCGCAAAAACTATATGATATTTACAGTTCCATCGGGTGTGCGCTAAGCTCTTTTCATCCCTCATTGGGACCCCCTTTTGATTTCTTGTTGAACATTTGCAGTTGCCAGACCGCAAACTGTTTTAACAAATCAAAAGGGGTTTTTATAACTGACCCAAAGCTGAAAGCTTTACTGAACCCCCAGCCTAGCTGGGGGTTTTCTGGGCACAAAAAAGGCCACTAAATATAGTGGCCTTATGTTAATAGATAAGCACCTACCTATCAATTATCGACTTATAAAATCCCTGCAAGCACATCGCGAACCTGACGGAATTGATCAGTTTGCATTCCGGTGTAAATCGACGCGACAGCGTCCGCAAGGTGCTCGTTTTTATTCACCAGCACTTCCTTACCAGATTGCTTGCGGCGCAACCACGGGGCGTTTGGCTGCTTCTGCGTAGCCCACTGAATGATCTCTTCCTTCGACGTGGTCAGCTTATTCCCGACATAGTGCTTAATCTCGTTTGGCGTGACCTGTATCAGTGGCTTATCCACGCACGCCAGTACGCCAATGCAGATGCCGTATGAGGTTTGTGCGCGACTGGACTGGCTACCAACCGGCAACTCGCAAAACACCATATGAGCCTGCTCGATTATGGGCTTGGCGGTGCGCCAGATTTCGTTAGCGCGGCGTAGATCGTCGCTGTTTACGCGAACCGTCTTCTTGTTGCCACCAGCTTTGGTTTCCACCAATGTCAGGCCATGAATGTCCAGCTTATCCGTTTCCAGATCCAGCGTGCCAATCGCCAGGCCAAAGTTGCTCATTGAAGGGTCGACGCCAACCACACGAATGGTTTTACTCATTTTTTGGTCTCCTTACCACGTAGCCCAGGTTGGGCATTCCATTAGTTTCTGTTCAAGTGTCTTCTCCGGCTCGCGAGTTGGCGGCTTCGGAATGTCGCTAACAACATGAATGCTATCGTTGGTTAGAACACCTGCAGCAATGTCTGCATCAATCATGCTCTGGCCGATGAAATGTCGCATGATGTCGATCAGATGGTGTGCAACCTTTTCATTCGCGCTGAATACATGGGGGAGAAGAACTTCAATAACCGCTACTTCACATCCCTCCTCGTAAAAGCAGAGTTTCGCCCGCTTTGAGATTGGCGCGTGCCGATCATAGTCAACAGAGACGCTGGCGAAAGCAGCACCAGGCATTGCAACGTGATCAGCGCGTGCGTTAGCGTGTCGAATCAGATTGGTGAATGCGGTGCTGATGTGCGTCTCCATTGCATTGAAGAGCGCATTTTCTTGGATATTCAGCGTTCCGGTTTCAGGTATCGCAACGAACCCCGGCCCAGAATGTGGGAGATATCCACCTTCCGTAAATGGGTTAACAAGGATCGGCGCAGTGCTTCCTGACGGCAACATAGCCAAGCTCGGCATCAACGGAGTCGATGACAACAGACTGGTTAATACCGAGAACTGGTCGTCATTGATGTTTTCGTTTTTCCACAAAAGTGCAGGCGCAGCTGCTTTTGCCGTATGGTGGTTTATCAGCTTTATAGATTGCATCACGGCAAACATCTGCAAAAACTGCGTGCGGCTCAAGTTAAACGACATAGCTGCGACCCTCTTTGACTTCGACAGTGATGGTTTCCCGGAACCACGATTTCATCTCTTTGTGGGAGATGATCATCACTGTGCCGCGTTCACGCGCTTTGGCTTCCAGAATCCCCATGAGACGCTCCAGACCGGCAGTGTCGAGCGCGTCGTCAATTTCATCGCCGATAAACAGCTCGATATTCTTACTGGCGCGACTGGCAACCAGATCCTGCAAGGCTAGAGAGCACGCAATACGTACCTTACGCTTCTCACCACCAGACAACGTCTGGAAGGATTTGCTGGAACCTGTTTTGGTCACGCTTATATTGAATTTGTCGCGATACTCGCCTTTCTTCGTTGTCTCCATTGTCGACCATTCGGCAACGATATTGCCGTCCGATAGCGTGTTGAGATACTCCGCAGTCCTGATGTTCAGGAAAGGCGTAACGGAGGTCAGGATGTGTGAACGAACACCTGCAGGGGAGTAAACCTGGCGAGCCTTCTCCAGCAACAGAGCCTGTTCTTGAATACTCTTTAACTCATTTTTAAGTACTGCATGATTAGATTTATTGGCAGCCAGGTTGTCCTCATGACGCTTAATAACGGCCAGAAATGGGTTTACCTCTGCCATAATGCGATTCACATCGGTACGCGCCCGCGCCACCATCGCTTCGACGGCCACAACTTCACGTTCGCGATGACGCAGCGCACTTAGCTCATTGGTCAGGCGTTCGATTTTGGCGATGATTTCTGAAACGTCGGGTGTGGCTGCGACCAGTGCAGATTCGATGCCGAGCGCTTTCTCAAGACGAGCTTTGTGTTGAGCCACTGCCGAAGCTGATGCTTGCGCCTGGCCGATCTCATTACGCGCTTGTTCAATGAAACTCTCCTTCACGGTGGACAAATCTTCTTCGCAGTAGGGCTTTCCGCAAGTAACACAAGGTGCTCCGACCTTTGTGCTGACCTCTTCTGCTTTGGTTTTAAACGAGCGAGCACGGTTCATCGACTCGTTCTGTGCCGCTTCTGAAGTGCGGATGCTTGAGCGGATCTCCGTAATCGCACCGCGCACCTTCAGCAGTTTGGCGTCATGCTCTTCTTTGGAGGCCAGCTTGCAGCGTTCGCCAGCAATCGCGTTTTCCGTATCCCGGATCTGTTCCGGCAGCGAGCGAATTTCCATCACGACTTCAGACAGCGTTACCTCCGCGCCAGCCAAATCTACGCGGGCCTTGTCCAGACGTTCGCCGCGATCGCGTTCCCAACTATCAGAGGACGCTTTGGCCGCCTCAATCTCTGACTGCGCGGTCTCGATAAGCGTGAGACAGGCGTCCATTTTGGATTTGGTAACATCCATGCGTGCGGCAGCTGCATTAGCACGCTCGCGAGCAATGGCATAGGCTCGCGTTAACCGGTCGACGCCAGCGGCTTCTTCAACGATGGTTTTGAGGTTCTTGTCGGACATACCCGGCAGATCTGGCATTGCTTCCTGACTGGCGTAGATGGACGCCATGAACACCTCTTTCGATGCACCAATCAGGCGTTCAACGAACTCCTGCGTCAGTGTGTCTTTGCCTTTGGTCATGTCACCGTCTTCGCCACGGACGATCAGCCGGTTCTTGAACTCTTTGTGTTTGCGGTGGCGAATGATGGCGTAACGCTTTCCTTCATCCTCAACAGTTACCATCACACGACAGTTTTTTTCGTGACCTGTAGACAGCACGTCGTCACCTTTGACGCCATGCGCAGTTTCGCCATACAGACACCACATCAGGCTGTTCATCAAAGTCGATTTGCCCGCGCCATTGCTGGCAGCGGAAGAGTCGCCACTGTTAACACCCTGAATGAGCACCAGACCGCGTTGGTCTAACTCAACTTCGGCGCTGGCTAACGCCATGAAGTTCTCAACCTGGAGCTTTAGAAATTTCATACAATGCCTCAAACTTTTTGATTCAAATGCTGGCCTTTTCGTAGTTGAAACTCCGTGTGAGCCGGGAAGGATTTGCGTTTTAGTACGCCCTTTTTGCTCAATCTTCCCAGGTAAAACGCCACAGGGTTTCCATTAGGTGGGTAGGGCTTGTGGAACATCACCGTCTGGCCTCGTTCAAGTCTTCTCATTGTGGAGACGAAGTCCCGAAAGCTCCCAGAATGGTTCGTACTCACACTGCCTCCGCACTCTCCGCTTCGGTCAGGATTTCCTGACACAGCATGTCCAGCTTGCTCAGGTCGAAGCCGCCATCAGTGTCGTGAACGATCTTGCAGTACGCCGCGACGGACTCGCCCAGGCTGTCTATTTTGCTGGTCTCCGCAGTACTGGCAGAGCCTTCCATCATCGATGCCTTGCGGATGAAGTTGCAGACGACACCCTTCGCGCCCATTGTTTTCAGGACGTTCTGGAGTTTGATGCCTTCTTCATCGTTCTCAACAACGGCACGAAAGCGCACGTAGTTACCGCGAATTTGATCGTCTTCCACATCGTCCTCAAGGTTCACGAACTTGGGTGCAGAGGTTTCGTGGTGGGTGAATGTGCCGTCAGGGTTGACGATCATGAAGCCAGCCAGCGAGCCAACATCACCCCAATTCTGGTGCGTCAGCGCCCCGATGCTAACCACCCCAGGCAGCACTTCTTTGTGGTTGTGGTAGTGTCCGGACAACAACAAACGGAAGCCGATATCTTTCAGTTCCTGTGCGTCGATGCCGACATCAGGCATGGTAGGGATCGCTTTGTTGATCGAGGTATGCACAACGACATCGTGATTGTCGCCATCCAGCCCGGAACGCAGTGTTTTGAGGTCGCTGATAAGCTCTGCGTGGTTATTGCGCCAGCTAATCAGATGGACGGTAACGTCGCCAATTTTGATGGAGTGAGGACGTTTGCCGCAGACGATTTCCACACCGATTGAGCGCAGAGAGGCCGCTGCATTGGCGCTGTATACGGAATCGTTGGTTTCGAGGTCGTGGTTGCCGGCCAGCATAACCACTTCGAGGCCCAACTCTTTGATGATCCACTCGTAAGTTTCGGTCACGAAATGCAGGACGGAAGGCGATATAGCACCACGAACATGGAAAGTATCACCAGCCACCAGCATGTGCTTGCAGCCCGCAGCTTTCATGGCTTTGGCAGCTTCTTTCGTGGCATCCAGTTGGATCTCCAGTCGAGAGTTCAGCCCGTCAGCGTTTGTTGTCGCAAAAGCATCCCAACGATGATAATGGGGATCTGATATCACCCCGTATGGCAATGTCATGTGTCTTTTCCTTTGTGGTTATTTTGATACAGATATTAAGCGTGCTTGAGAGGCGAACAACCCAGACAACACGGCACAGAAGAAAATCTACAGGCACATGATTATGACAAAATACATAAGTAAGTGAATACCTATTTTCATGGCGGTAATGATTTCTAAATGTAACGAGCAACTCTTCGTCACGTCAGAATTTATAGGCATGTCTCTAGAATCCGCTCTCAGCAGTCTGGGCTTTCGTCACTGGCAATGGACCGAGATCTGCGCATTCGAGGCTGCCTTACCGGCGCTTATGCTTATCCATTTGCTGGTAAAAATGAGCCAGTTATTCGCCAGATAGCCAGAATGCTTTCTACTTTATTATCATTACCCATTTTTTTAAACTCTTACGAACTGTTCACAGTAAGAGGTAAATATTATGTTCAGATGCTTGGCTTTAACCGTTTCACTTGCATTTATCCTGCCCGGCGCCCTACACGCGGCGGATACCCGGGAATCAAGCTCATCTATCAGGGATATTAACGTCATTACTTTTCAGGGGGGGTGGAACCTGCCTGTTTGGGTTGCCCAGGAAAAAGGCTTTTTCAGAAAAAATGGTCTTAATGTGAAAATGGATTACACACCCAATTCCGGTCAACTGGTCAGAAACCTGCTGAATGGCAAGTATAATATTGCAGTAGCAGGTATTGATAACGTCATCGCGTATCAAGAGGGCCAGGTGAAAGAGCCGGTAGTGAATCCGGATATGTTCGCGTTTTATGGAGTGGATAACGGGCTTCTTTCATTAGTTGCTAACCCTCAAATTAAGAACATCAGTGATCTTAAAGGAAAACAAGTTTCAGTCGACGCTTTGACCACTGGCTATGCCTTTGTTATCCGGAATTATCTTGAGAAAAACGGGCTGACACAAAATGATGTCCACTATACAAGTGTTGGCAGTACGAATGATCGCTTTAATGCACTTCTCGCCGGTAAGACAGATGCAACACTTCTCCGTACTCCATTAAATCTGCAGGCGAAAGAAAATGGGTTTAAGATCCTTGCCTCCGGAAGTGAACTTGGCGACTATCAGGGCACAACTGGCATTACAACCCGCTCCTGGGCGGCTCAGAATGGTGATATTCTGGTAAGTTACATCCGTAGCTATATCGACGGACTGAACTGGATTTATGACCCCCGTAACCAAAAAGAAGCAGAAGAAATTCTGGTCAAAAAGGCACCAGGAATGACGGCGGAGCTGGCAGGACCTGCATTACAGGAATTACTTAACAATGGGCTGCAACGGGATGCTGCTATTAATGCAGAAGGGGTAAAAAATGTTCTACTGTTGCGAAGCAGGCTTGCTAAGCCAGAGAAAAATCTGACAGATACGCATAAATATTATGATACCAGCTATTATCAGAAAGCAGTGGGCTTAAACAAGCAAGAAACAGGCAAATAGTCTCATTACAGGCGGTTGTCTACTGGACAATCGCCTATTTACCTGGAGTGCATTACTATTATTTATGTGATGCGTACCAGTAAACATGTACCTGTTTTAACCTAGTACATATTTTTCTTCTGACCACTACTGAGATCCTAATCTCTCTCGTACTGTTTTTGTGACAGATATTTTACTGTCACTATGATTAACGGGGGCTGCAAATTAAAAACCGGCCCTGCTCGTTCGTCTTCATTGCCAGCTTGGTCTGCCACAGCCGCCGCCCTTGAATAAAATTCACTCATGTATTAATCCCTAAAGCTCTCAGTGTCTTTCTAAGACACCATATTTTATGCCCCGGTAAAACCATGAGTTTACGTTTAAAACGTCTCAGAGGGCTTCTGACGCGCTACGCTGATGTCGATTACCCCAGCTTTTGGGCGAGGGTCGACAAGATTCAACTCTTCAGCACTGTGATACTCCGTATCGAACTCCCGATCGACATGGCGAATGTAGATGGCCGTGAGAAGGCTGTCGTCGTTCAGGAAGTGTCCGTAGGATTTGCGGATCACTTCGCCAACCTTATCAATCTTCTCTCCGCCCATGCAGAGATGGTTAAACCGGCTGTGTTTCCGCAGCATCTCATCCACGGGGCCGGAGTAGACTTTATCGACTCTCCCGAACCGGATGATATTTCCAGTATCAGCCTCAACCAGACAAACGAGCTTGCCAGGTTCGACCCGGTCTCGCCATGTTACACCAGAGCGGAGCGTGTTGAAGTAGGGTGCGTCCAATCCGATGATCGGTTTACGAAATGCCAGCAGTGGCACGTAACGTATGCAGCTGTTCAAGTGGAAGTGCGCACCGGCGTCGTAGAGTTTGAGCCGAGTTTCGTTAATCGGGCACTTCGACGCTATGCCGCATAGGTCGCAGAGCAATTTCTGTTTGTTCAGGATAGTGTTCGATTCAATGGTGTAGGAGCCATCTTCAAGACGGCGAACCCAGCGCGTGCGTTTGAGATCCATAATTCTTATTCAAATAGTTTTGTCCGGGGCAACGATAACTGACAAGGCGCACCGATGTTTGCAAATGCCTGTTTTACTTATACCCATTATTCACAGGACCGATCCAATAATTAGATCCCCAGAGAGATCCTACAGAAGATCAAAAGAGATCCCCGATCGTCTCCAGCCGTTGCGGTTACTGGCCTGAGAGGGGGTTACTATCCACTATGGGGAGCAAAGTAACCTCTGTAGAGAGCATAATAACCGCTATGAAGAGCAAAACAACCTCTCTGGAGAGTGGTCGGTATCCACTGTAGTGAGTAGGAGGCATTGTCTTGACTGGATAACTCTTTGCCTGTTTTTCTGTGTTAGATAGCTGATATTCATGGATATATCGTTAATCTTGCGTTCAGGCGTGTTTGTTTCCACCACACATTATCCCCAGAAAGGGAGTGATGGCTGGTTTTGCAATTACCTGATTTTTATACACAGGCCCGATCCAGTAATTCAGATCCCAAATAGAACCAAAGAGACCCACAAAGACCCAAAAAGATCCCCGCATCCCGCAAACCGTTGTGCCATCTGGCCTCAGAGGTGATCGATATCCACTATAGAGAGAAGATCAGCCACTATGAAGAGTAAACCAACCACTGTAGAGAGTAGAAAAACCACTATAGGCGGTAGGATAACCGCTGTGATGAGTGCTAATATCCACTGTAATCAGCAAAGGCCACCAAAGCCGTCGAATAAAAAGAGACACTTGGAATGAGCGAAAACGGCAATAAAAACATAGCGATCGTTGAAGCATTCTCAGAAACAGACAAAAAGACAGGCGAAGTTGTTACGTTAGTTCCTAACACCAACAACACTGTTCAGCCCGTTGCTCTGATGCGTCTTGGTCTCTTCGTTCCGACGCTGAAATCGACGTCCAGGGGCAGGAAGGGGCAAATGGTCTCTATGGACGCCTCTGCTGAACTCAAACAGCTGTCTCTGGCCAAAGCCGAAGGGTATGAGGACATAAGGATCTCCGGCGTTCGTCTGGATATGGATAACGACTTTAAAACGTGGGTAGGCATCATCCACGCGTTCGCCAAGCACAAGGTTGTTGGCGACACTGTCACGTTACCGTTCGTCGAGTTCGTCAGGCTCTGTGGCATACCAACGGCCAGATCGTCCGCGAAGTTACGTAAGCGCCTGGACAGTTCTCTAACTCGTATCGCCACAAACACTATCTCATTCCGCAGTAAAGGCTCTGATGAGTATTACGTAACTCACCTTGTGCAGACAGCAAAGTACAGCACTAAGAACGACACGGTCTCGCTGCAGGCTGATCCTAAGATTTTCGAACTCTACCAGTTCGACAAAAAGGTTCTTCTGCAACTCCGGGCAATCAACGAACTCTCCAGAAAAGAATCCGCCCAGGCACTCTACACATTCATCGAAAGTTTGCCACCTGACCCGGCACCAATCTCGTTGGCTCGCTTACGCGCCAGACTTAACTTAACCAGCCGCACCATTACCCAGAACGCGACAGTCAGGAAGGCGATGGAGCAGCTGCGGGAGATCGGCTATCTCGATTACACCGAAGTGAAGCGCGGCAGCTCGGTCTACTTCATCATCCACTATAGGCGGCCGAAGTTACGCCCGGCATTGCCACCAACTAAAGCTGCGCCGGAAGAACCAGAAGAGCAGGAAGATAACTTGCCTGGCGATGGTCAGGAGGACATCATCGATGTTGTTCCTGAAGAAAAAGACGGTGAGATGGTCATGTTGAGCAAGGAAGAACTGGCGATTCTCGAAGAGCTGCGCAAGGCAAAGGCTCGCAAATAGCCCAATCACTGTAGAGAGTAGAAAGGCTCACTATCCGCTGTAGTGGGCCTTTTGTTTATCTGAAGTCCGCTATCCACTGTAGTGAGTAACAACAACCGAATAGTAACCACTGTAGGCAGTAGCGCTCAAATAACGAAATGAATGTTAGTGGTTACAAACCTAGATGAAACAAGGGCTGCGAGGTTAGTGGTCACTGGGTGACTTGTTAAATCCACTCTCCATAGTGGTTGTTTGCTGTGAATGAACGCCTGTTTACTCTCTACAGTGGATAGTGAAGTCGATAATCACCACTTTACTCACTACAGTGGATACCGGATGCCACGGCAGCCGTTTTACTCACTACAGTGGTTATGACCCAGATACGCGCGCGGTGAGCTGGCTACTCACCGCAGTGGTTGGTGTTATCAGTGGATTTTCTTCAGCAGACCCCAGAGCGTTCCGGCCTTCGTCGTGAGCTTACCTGTTTCCGGATCGTACATGCGCCACTCGCGACGCTGGTGGATAATGACACCGTCCTCACGTTCCAGTCGCTCCAGCACGCCGGGCTGTTTAAACCCTTTGGCACGCCAGTAGCCGCTTGTTTTTTCGATTTCAAGACCTGCCATTGTAACCGCCATCAACCAACCTCCTTGCAGTCATCGAAAAGGTAGCTGGCGTTCTTCGCGTGAACGCCGTAAACATCACCTGATTTGTCGTAAACGAACTTATCTTCACCCACGCCAGACAGTTTGCCGTTACGTCTGGTGAGATAGGGTGAAGACAGGACGCGATCATCGCGCACGACATAAAACTGTTCGCCGCTGTCCACAATCATCGCGCCGTAGTTAGCTTTGACGACGTTGCAGATCTCGTCGTTTTTCACTTCGGCCACAGACATTTCACACTCATAGACATGTGTGTTCGCGTAGACAGGGAGAGTGAACAGTGCCAGAGCCAGGGCTGTTTTCTTCATGCCACGACTCCTTGGATAACGCCGAATGCTGAGTCGAATAACAGCACTACGGCCAGCGCATTAATCATCGCGCTATTAACAGGCGCCAGCGCTTTATGGATTACTCCGGTGAAGATGCAATCGAGCACAAAAGCTATCGAGATAATAAGTAATAAGGTGTCTAATACGGTTTTCATGATAGGTAAATACTAACTTATATATTATTTGCTGTAAATATCACTCAAAAGTGCTGATGCCTAAAATACGCTCAAGGTGAGCAGCGTCTTCATCGCTTACCGGCGTCGTGTCGTCTACATACCAACAACTACCATTGCTCCAACAAACACCGTCATCATCGACATGCACAGAATCCGCATCCATACCAGTATACTCAACGAGATTGCGCTCAATTGCCGCTTGGATTTCTTCATCGTTCAGACCGTCGCACTTGACCATGAACAACGGATAAACGTCATAGTCGGTGCTTGATGAAATGCGAACCAAAATCTTCATGTGCTTCTCCTTGTTGGTAAGTACTTATTTATACT